AGCCAGATTCGTACTCAACGGACGAGCTGGTGTTTGTTCCTGTGGATTCTCAGTATCATTCGTTTCAGTGACCACTAAACGAGGCGGAAAGTTCTTACTCTGAGGTCTGGTTCCGGCAAGGGGTTCTCTCGGTAACACCACCTCGTAGTCAGGCATCATCTGAGCGTACACATTGATGAGAACAGTGCTCCCGAAGTCAGGCGAGGGAGAGATCAAATTCGAATGGACATATAAGGCTAAAACTCCGTTTGCGTACGGTAGAGTGTCTTGATAGCGAGATTTAGAAAAGTTGACGAGTTGACTCATCCCGTTGATCGTGGGAAGATAAGTAGTGTTCTGAGACCAACCAATTTTCGCAACGTGTTCCGTGTTCGATCCAATGTCAAAGATGCTCGAATAATTCAAATTGTAATCATCCTCCCTGACTGAATAACAAGGATCGTAAACTACTCGCAGCTTGCCTCTGTGCATCATTGAGCAAACAATGTCGAATCGGTAACGACAGGTGCCTCGCCAGTAAGTGAAAGGAAGACCCACATAGGTAGCTGGTGTCACGTGGTGTTCAGCAGTGATACCGGTCCCGGTCGTTATGCCGTGAAATGGGGAACAGCGTAAATTGAACAAAAGCTTTTCTGCTGAATCCGACACATTCCACACAGTGCTGCCGATGAACGTCTCTTTGCCACCGAGACTAGCCAGTGATGTATCGACATTCGAATCCCAGGTCACTCCCGGCGAAGTCGAGACTCTGCCTGATTGAAGACTAACTTCCTTAGAACCGCCCATGGTTGGAGGATCTGTTAAAGTCAAATCGTTCTGATCTTCAATCTCGCCCAGTTTCAGCGAAGTAGGCGTATAAAGCTCGACGTTTTCAAACTTCCCCATCACTGTTATGCGACAAGGAGAAACGAGACCGTTCGAAGTCGCCAAAGGAACGATCGAAGCAAGAGTGGCAGTGCCCAGAACGTCAAACTCGGCGCTCGTTAGATCAACGAAATCTCGGGGGAAAACGAAAGGGAGCAGCAATTCTCCACCTTGAGAGTTTCTAGCCTTGATCGATATGCGTGGTCTCTGTGAAGCTTCTACCAGATCGGCTGTGTTTCCTTTAGCGAACTGGATGAAATTGTCTGATCTACTGAGCATGTTGTAAACTAACCAGCATTCACCGTAGTGAAAATTCGTACCTTCTACTGTAGCTGTTAAGCGCAAATTGGCGCGAAAGTGTCGGTAGTGCTGACATCGAGACTTAATCACATCTGAGTTGAACATGAGGGACCAGGGATTGAAATCAGTGAAAAGCGCTTCCCCAGTATTCCAAGCTACGGTGAACAGTTTCACTGGGCGTTCAATCATATCCAGACTAGAATCATGTGTTGCTACTGTCCTGGAAGCGGGCTGGTTTGAATGGGAAGCCGTAGTCGAGTCCACCAAACTGTCGGAAAGAAATAGCTTGACGTTTTGTTGTTGCTCCTCAATAGGAGCCATCGTTGTGTTTGTATTTTGGTTTGAAATCCTGAAATTATGGTGTAGGGACTGGATCAAGCCCGTACACATAAACCAAACGAGAAGAGTTAAGCGTAAAGTACCATGGTTCAAAGGAACTTTCCGTAATCGTGAACTCTCTCGGACAACTCTTGCTTCCTGCAGGTTTGTCAGTCCATTTTGATCTCTTATGAACGGATCAAAAGGCGTTCTTGTACAATCGGTCGTTGGGAATCTCTTCAAAAAAGATTCCAC